TCCACTACCAAGAGTTGTAAATGCCGCTACACAACTAATATTAGGCCCAAGTCCAACAGCCGCATCTGTACCAGTTGCCGCTACGTTCGATCCAGCACCAACAATTGTATTGTTATCACCGCCTACATTAGAACTACCTACATCATATCCAATAAAAGTATTGAAATCTCCTGTGGTTGTAGCATCACCTGCTCCACCACCTATAATGGTGTTTTTGAGGCCTGTGGTTACTTCTAGCCCTGCGTTATATCCTACTGCTGTATTAAATTTATCTTCCGCTGAAGAAGTTCTTTGATTAGCTAAAGCCGCCCTACCAATAGCAGTTGACGTACTACCTAAAGTATCAGTGCTTAATGCCAACCAGCCAACTGCTGTGTTACCATCAGCATCAGTAAGAGCATCACCTGCCTGACCACCGATGAGCGTATTTTGTATGCCTGTAGTGACTGCTGTACCTGCGGATTCCCCTACAGCCGTGTTGTAAGTGTCTGTAGATGATGTAAAGTTTTGTGCAAATAACGCACCATTACCAATTGCTACGCTTCTCTTACCTGCAGTATCCGAAGATAGAGCCTGATAACCAACAGCAACATTCACTATACCTGTAGTTAATGCATCACCTGCTAGGCCACCAATAAGTGTGTTTTTTGTACCTGTGGTTACTGCTAATCCAGCTCGATGCCCAACTGCTACATTGTAAACATCTGACGCACTTGTAAAGTTTTGACTCACTAAGGCCTGAGCGCCTATTGCAACAGAATTACTCCCTAAAGTATCTGAAGAAAGTGCTTGGTATCCAATAGCAATATTACTGTCTGCATCAGTAAGTGCATCGCCAGCTAGTCCACCGATGAGGGTATTGTTAGCGCCTGTGGTTATTGCTCCTCCTGCTTCATAGCCAACTGCAACATTAAACATATCTGCTGAATTAGTAGAGTTTTGAGTCGTTAAAGCGGCATAACCTAAAGCTACAGATTTAGCGCCTGTTGTTTCAGTTGATAAAGATAGTGTTCCTAAAGCTGTGTTTTGGTTTCCAGTTGTAATTGCATCACCAGATAATGATCCAACAAAGGTGCTGTTAATACCTGTAGTTAATGCTTTACCTGCGGAATAACCAACAGCAGTGTTGTTATCACCAGTCGTAATTGCAGTACCTGCTTCGTCGCCCACAGCCACGTTGAAGTTACCACCAGATGCTATTGAGTTACCTGCGTTGACACCAAGGCGTAAGTTAGATGTACCAGATGTTGTAGAAGAATAGTCGCCAGTTACGGCCACATCTCCAGCAACCGTCAAATCGTCATCAACCAGCAAGTCCACCACGTTAAGCGTAGCAAAGGCGTCAACAATAGCCGCTCCAGACCCCGCCCCGTCAGAGTAAACTGACTTGGTTTGTCCCGCGGTAATAGTAACATTTGCCCCAGACCCTTGAGAAATAATAATGTTTTGAGAGCCAGAAGTGGCGTTTTGAATAAACCACATCTTACTGACCGTGTTTGGCCCCAATGTTATCGTACAGGCCGAATCCAAAGTTCCGGTGTACTTCAAGAACAACGCACGACCGGGATCTGAGGCCCCATCTGCAATAGTAGTTGCGTGTGTGTCGGCGTTAGTTGTAATTGCTTCAGTTCCAAAAGCAAAAGCTTCTGCAATCAGTTCCAAGTTAGTGTTAGTTGTATCGCCCCAAGAACCAGATTGTTCGCCGGAGCCGATTTCCTCTAACCGTAAGTCATTTGTATATACACTAGCCATTTTATTATCCTATGCTGCGCGACCATTCTCAATGTTAGCCCAAGAAGGGTCTTGAGAAGGCGTTATATTTAAAAAGCGGGGGTTCTGATCTGGAATAATTTGCCCCCAAGGTGGGTTTTCTAGATTTCCTACTACTGCTGTACAAGTAACGCCCGTTACAAAGACATTAGCCTTACCAACTGCTCCAGCCGTTGCACTGTTAACCGAGGCAGTAACACTAAAACCTACGATTGTAGAAAAGACGTTGCCTACCGCAGAGGTTCCTGCAATTCCAGTAACAAACGCTTTATCGCCTCTTGTTGTAGAAATAGCTCCAATGGAAGAAGTTCCTGCAACGCCTGTCACCGAAACATTGGCTAACCCTACTACTGTTACTGAGCCAACCGCAGATGTCCCTGCAACGCCTGTCACCGAAACATTAGCATCACCAGTAATCGCTACTGCTGTTGAATTTATGGATCCTGTTGCAGTAAGTGCAAAAGCAGGGCTAGTGTTCCAAGTGCTTGTGTTCCAAGCTCTTTGAGAGCTGTTCCAACCTATAAAGCCTACGGAAGTAGACATTAGGCTATCCTAATGATCGCATTACTCGCATCCGCTGTTGGGAACACAATGGTAAAGTCGCCAGAACTGGCTGCTTTGTCCGCGCCAAAATCTAATACACAAACTGTTGGGTCTCCCGTAGCGGCTTCGTTAAATATCAAAGCTCCACGCACAGAAGATATCGTTACGGTGCTGAACACTTCATCTGCAAAATCAACTAAAGATGTTGTGCCAATAGCCACGGGTGTTACACTCGTTAAAAAGTTCCCTTTAGCTGTGTAGTTCGTTCCGCTGACCTCGTTGCCAGAGGTGTATGCAGTAGTTGCAGCGTTAAAAGTAGCACTGTTGGTGTACAGAGCTAATTTAAACTGGTTACTTGCTGCCGTAAAATTGTGAACACCCTTCATTAGTTCTACTTTGAACGAGGTGCATAAAAAATTGCCATTAAAAGCCATTTACATTTTCCTTATATATTCTGCCAATTTTAACTGACCAGCATCTTTTATTGCATTATATACCGTAGTTCGATCACTTTGAATAGCCTGTTTCATATAGATAGCTACGACCTTCTCAACCTCTTCTCGGTACGCAAGCGCCTGATCCCGTATTTCGGGGGGCGCAGTTTCGGAAACATTTATAATCTTGTTTACACAACGCTTCGCGGTTTCTTCAGGAGTAAAGCCACGGTTATCCGTAGTTTCCACTCCCACCTTAAAATCATTAGACATTGATACGCCAAAAGACATATTGTTCATTGTTTTTGCCTCACCACTGGTCCAGTTCTATACTCATCCGTAACCTCTTTGCTCTCGCCAAGTCCCCCAAGGCCCATAATAGCTTCTACAAAACGCTTCTCATACAAAGCTTGCATGTCTTGTTCGCCCTTCATAAATACATAAGCTTCCATTAAACTTCCATACAAGAGAGCTAAGTCTGCGTTTTCACTAATCCAAGTTTCAGTAATGTCTGGAACAATCTTTTCTGACGTTGTTCCGCTGGGAACGCTATTAATTACCGCAACAGCCCCACTGGTGTTTCCCACCAAAGCTGTTCCTGAAGCCGCTGTTCCTCGCGGGTAAGAACTTGTAACTCCCGCAGGGAAGTTAGCAGTCAAGGTTGTGTTGCCAGCCCCAGTTGTTCCAGTAACAACAAACGAAGAGTTTTCGACAGACGCAGTTGCGCCAGCAGGAGTTGCTATAATAGTTTCTCCAGCAGAAAAAACTGTTCCGCCAGTATATGCCACCGAAAACGTGGTCTGGCTCTTAGTTAAACTGGTTGGACGATAGAAGTAATTAAGTTCAACCGCATAAGCACTGTCAGGGGTTGGGCTTAAAATAAAATTGTTTAAATCATATTGAGCGTAATAACGAGGAGCGCCTGTTGCGGCAGGATTAGGATTAAAAGACTGAATAAAGTTGGAATCTTTAAAATCTAAGAAAACGTAGTTTCCAGAACTATTGGTAAACGACAAAGCAAACGGCGCTAAAAAGTCACTAGGGACCCCTAAGAATTTATTAGAAGCCGACATTGCTCCAGCGTCGTTCTTTTGAAACAAACTCAACTGAACATTCTTTAAGATACGTTCTTCTGTGTTTTTAATAAAAACAGGAAGATTACTTACAAACGTAGTTTCATCGTTTTCAGTATAATCTAATATAGCCTGTTTTAATGTGGTGTAAGTATAGCTCATGTGTTAATCTGACCCCCCATACCGCTATGGTTTGTGC